TGGAAATGTTTAGAATGTGGGTATGAATGGAAAGCAAAAATATTCAGTAGAAGTTGCAATAATAGAGGTTGTTCCCAGTGTGCAGAATCTAAAGGAGAGAAACAATTAGATATTTTACTTACAAAATATGATATTCCACATCACACCCAATATACTTTTGATGATTTAAAGGGCGTTGGAGGAGGTTTACTTAAATTTGATGTTCCTGTATTTTGGGACAAAGAAAAAACCCAATTAAGAATGTTGATTGAATATGACGGGAAACAACATTATGAATGGGTTAAAGGTATGATGACCAAGAAGGAGTTTGAAACTTTACAAATTCATGATGAACTAAAAAATGAATATTGTAAAAAGCATAATATAATTTTGCTTCGTATTCCCTATTGGGAATTTGATAATATTGAGGAAATTTTAAAAAATGAACTAAAAATTTAAAGGAGGAATTTATAATATGGCATACGGAATCGTAAGAACAGACGCAATCAAGGCTACTAAAGCAGGTAATATCAAGAGTGGACGGTACTATGTAGGTGCTGATCCTACTGCTATTGACAATGGATGTATCGTAAAATTGCATTCCCTAATTACGGGAGAAAGAGAACTCTGGAAGTGTGTGGCACCTGGGGGTGAAACTACTCCTAATTGTTACCTTGTAGCCAGTCCAGAAATCATCTATGATGAATCAACGAAATCTGGTCAGGCATTAGACAAGTTTCAAAATGCCGCAGGTGCGAATATTACTCTAATACCTCTTGAAGTTGGTGACACTTTTAGTATCAGCGATGATTGCATTACTCCGATTAGCAGTGGTAGTGGCATCCCCGCAGTTAATTCCTATGTTGCTCCTGACGCCACAGGTGTTAAGTGGGCAGAAGTAGCCAACATTGCTAAGAGTGAAGTTTTCTATGGAAAAATCATTGCAAGAGAAATCTACAATGGTTCGAAGTATCTTAATGTGGTAGAGATGATTAGTGTTAGATAATTAATCTATTAATATAAATAAAGGAGGAATAAATTAAATGGAAGATAATAAAACTTTGGTAAAATTAGCGAAAGATATTTATAAAAATAAATTTTCACATGATAAATTTAGTAAATCCGATGCAACAGAGGCATTGCGCCAACATTTTATAGAACTCAATGGTGGTTCTACCAAATTGGATTATAAATCATTCCGTAGAAATGGCGTAGCAATGTTTGAAATATTAGAAGAGATTCTTCAAAACACTGTCCTTGAAGGACTTCCTGATGATAATTTCTTTGAAAATTTTGTGGAATATAAGAACCTTGCCCTTGGTGATCAGAATAGTTTCTATGCGCCAGACCGCACCATGTTGGTAATTTCAGAAATTGCCGATGGAACTCAATCTCTACGTAGACAGCGTTTAGATGTTGGAACTAATGTTTCTATCACCACCTCTTGGAAAGGCATCAAAATATACGAACATCTTTCTCGTTTACTCGCCGGACGTGTAGACTTTAACGAAATGCTTGAAGCATTAGATAAGGCTTTCAAACTGAAAATTAACGATGATATTTACACCGCTTTCACTGGTGCTTTCTCTGGTTTACCTGCTGGATTCACCGACAATGGTTCTTTTGATGAAGAAGATTTACTTGATGTAATTGAACACGTTGAAGCCGCCACTGGCAAATCTGCCATGATTGCAGGAACTAGAAAAGCACTACGGAAAGTAACTACTGCTATTATAGCTGATGCTGCAAAAGATGATATGTACAAAATGGGTTATTATGGTAACTTTAATGGTACTCCTATGATGAGAATCAAACAGGTTCACACCGTTGGTACATATAATTTCAAACTTTCTGAAAGTGATCTTTATATAGTATCCGTTGATGCAAAACCTGTAAAATTTGTAACCGAAGGTGAAATGAGAATTATCAGTGGTGATGCACTTGCCAACCAAGATTTGACCCAAGATTACTTTGCAGCTACTCGGTACGGTACTGGTATTGTAATTACTGACCTTTATGGCAGATATCAAATATCTGACTAATTAAATTATAAATTATCAATATAATTTTATAGTAATTATTTAGAGGGGTTAATCCCCTCTTTTTAATTGCAAAGAATGAGAGGAGTAAATTTTAATATGAAAGTATTTGAATTGGCAAAGGAACTAGATATTGAGAATAAAAAGATTATTGAAACAGCACAAGATTTAGGATATGAAGTAAAAAGTCACATGACTAAACTAGATGATGAACAGGTAGAAGGAATTAAAAAAAGTTTAGAATTGAATACCGATACTTCCCAACTTGAATCTAAACCTTCTCAAACATCTAAAAAAAATATCCAACCAAAAGAAGAACCTTGGAAACCAGATCTTAATCGTATGATTTGCTTAAAAAATATATCCAGTGGTAGATTGATTTATAAATCCAAACGTAAAATTGGTTATAAAATTGTTTGGGAAAACCCTGGAGATACAAATAATATAGAACTTGGTGAATTTATTGATCTTAAAAATACTGACTCAAGATTTATACGAGAGCCTTGGATTAGAGTAATAGAAGATGATGAAATTGAAATTTTGAAATATGCAAACATTTTCAAACATTATGAAGAAATTCTTGGATTGAATAATGTATCTGATATTTTAAGACTTGATTTTAATTCATTTAAGAAAAAGTTTGATAAATTACCTAGTGGATATAAGAATTCAGTGGTCGAACAAGCGGCAAAAATGATTAAAAGTGGTGAATTGGATTCTATTAAAATAAAGAATTATATCGAAGAATCAATGGGTATTGAATTGGATATTCTTTTACAACCTGAAGGTAAACCTGTTGACAATTTTATCAACATTAAATAAAGGGGGCAAAGATAATGTCCTCACTATATTCTGAAATATATAATATGTTTCTTAGTGATATAAAAGATGATTCTCTTTTAGATTTTACGGAATCTGAAAGAGATGATATTTTACACGGATTACTATTAAAGGCAATAACAAGGTTTAAAGCATGTGAGAAAGATTTAAATGATAGGGTTGAACCAGTTAGTGAAGATGAAAGTGAAACTGGAGAAGCAATTGAAGGTAAATTTAATGAAACTCTTACAGAAGAAGAAAAATTAATTCTTGCTACAATAATGAGAAAATATTGGTTGAATGATAAGATTTATAATCTTGAATTATTGCAACAAAGGATGACAACGAAGGATTTCAAATTAACGTCCCAGGCAGAACATTTATTGAGACTTACGGTTTTAGCACAAGAACTAGATAAAGAGATTTCAAGGATGATAGTAGATTATACTTTATATACCTATGGTGATTCATAATGGTTAAAGTACATATTGATAATATTATTGACAATGAATTCTTTCTAAATTATCTGAATTTCTTGATTGGTCGTGTGTACAAAATCCTTCCAATAAGTGAGTCAGAACCAGAAACTTTAAAATCATATTTGGATAGTCTTATTCTTGAGTTGACGGGCAGTAAGGATTTGATTTTGAAGTTAAAAAAAGATGCTAGTTTTTTATCTTTAATAGCAACATTGCAAGCGTTGTCTGAAAATCAATATTCTCATAGTGAGATAAAACGAGAAGTATTTAAGAGTATTAATATTATTAAGAAATTGATAAATAAATATAACTAGCTAGGAGAATTTGAAGGATAATAACCTTCCCTCTCCTTTTTATTTATAAAGAAAAGGAGGTAATTAATTTTGGCATATGGAACTTTGCAATTGCAGGAGAAATGGTTTAGCGAAGAACACCCAACAAATCCACACAAGGCTACTGCTACTCTTACTTTTAAAGGAATTCCCGTAGTAGCAGAAACAGTTACTATCGGAGGAACGGAAATTTATGAATTTGTTGTTGCTGCTGAGAATGCTCAAGAAGGAAACATTGCAGTTGTTTTAGGAGAAACTTTAACAGCAGATAAGGCAGTTGAAGAATTGGCAAAAGCTATAAATGCTAATTCTGTATTAGTAACTGCTGTAGCATCTAAAGAAGATGATACTGTTGTGGTTGAATATAAAACTATAGGTACTGACGGAAATGATGTTGCAGTTGCGGAAGACTGCACTAATGCATCTTGGGGAGATGATGTAGAAAAACTATCCAGTGGTTCTTTAGGTACTCCAAGTATGTTGAGAAATGTGGTAGTTTATGCTTCACCACATTACTACTGGTGTGAAAAAGAAGGTTCTGAATCGACAGTTGTTTGGAAAAAGTTTATTCCTGAGGCTTATTAAAATAAATGAAAAGGGGGTGGATTATTGACTACAAATTGGGATTTATATGAACGAAAATTGAAAATCAATGGTTATACTATAAACGATAGGCAAATTGATTATATGAAAAATTCTATAACAAAAGATTTTAGTAGTAATCCATCCTATCGTTCAGCATATTTTAATGATTCAATATTTACAACTGACATACAAGTAATTGATACTGATGATTATTTTATTAAAAAAGTATTAATGAAACCTGGTGATAGTATCAGTGTTGGGGACAAAATTGTTTTTGATAATAAAACATGGTTGTGCATTGGAATAGATGATACTAATCCAGTTTATGAATTTGGGACAGTTTATTTATCATCACAAAATATAACTTTAAACAAAAACAATACTGTATATAATTATCCCGTTGTAATAGATGGTAATGTTCGTTTATATTCAATGGGATATAACAGTAATAAATATTTAACAATACCTGAGTCAAGTATTATTGTTTATATTAAAAATGATAATATAACTTCTTTGATTGAACGTGGCGAAGTATTTTCTATATCAAATGATAATTATAGAGTTATTGATATAAATCGTTTAGTCATGCCTGGTCTAATAGTATTAAAAATGGAATATTGCATTGAAGAAGTTATAACTCACACTTACACTATAGAAATCCTTAACGGATCAACCATAAATCTTCAAGATGGTGATACCCTTCAACTTAATGTAAATGTATATGATAATGAATTTTTATTATCTCCCTCCCCTGCCCTATCCTATATCAGTTCAAACGAAGGAATTTGCACAGTTAGCAGTACAGGTTTGGTAACTGCTATAAAAACAGGTGGTTGTACAATAACTGCAAGTGCCAATGGGGTAAGTGATAGTATTACCGTAACCGTGGTTGAAGAAGTCCAACACAATATTACAGCAGAAATTATTGGAAGTGATTCAATTATAAAAGGTAAATCATCTAATTATAATTGTATTGTTCGTGATAATGGAATTATTGTGCCTGGAGATATGCTATTTTATCTAAAAAGTGATGATGGTGTGAGTAATACAAATTTAGCAACTATATCAAGTTATGATACTGATAGTTGTGTGATAACTGCTGGAAGTACTATTGGATATGTAAAGCTTTTTGCAAGGAATGAAAGCGGAAGTCTTGTAACACCAGCATTTAGAATTATGATAAGGAATTTATTTTAGGTAAAGGGGGGTATCTAATGGGACGATTTGCTGAACTTAGTACAAATAAATATATTATTCTTTCAAAATTAATTGAAGATCAAGAAATTGTAAAATGCTTGGTTAATAATGAATCTAATTTTTTAGATATACCTTTACCAGAAGATTTCGATGCCAGTAGTTTAATTTACGAAAATATATATCCATACAAGTACATACCCACTATTGAAACAACACCTAAAACATTCATAACAACATCTTTTAATTATAGAGCAAAAGGTATGTCTTATAAAAATGGATCTATTTATTTTTACGTGATTTCTCATAATTCTTTGATTAAAACAGATCATGGTTTTTTAAGGTATGATTTCTTAATAAATCAGATTGATGAATTAATGAATTATTCAAGAGATATTGGTTTAGGGAAATTAGAATTTTATGATATGGCAGATTTTTCTGTAAATGATTATTATTCAGGTGCATATATTGGGTACAGGTCTACGGAATTTCAATAAAAGTAAGTGAGAATATGGAAAATTTAAATCTTTATCTTAAATTACAGAAACCAATTCCTTTTTATGATATTTGTATGATTTATCAACCAAGTTTTGAAGAAATATTAGATTATCGTCTTGAAGAATTTGAGAAGTTACTACTTCCCTATTATATAACAGTTGATAGTTTATTTGATGATGAGATAACAGAGGAAGAAAAAGAAGGATTAAACACTTTTGATTTATTGTGTAGTTCACAGGATGTTGTAAGTTTCTTATTTTTATCTTTAGAGTTTTTCTGTAAGAATAAATTCGATGTTGATGAACAAGGTATTTTTTTTGATGGGTTTAAAGGTAGATTGAATAAAAATAATTTTGATGAATTTGCCGAGATTATATTAAAAATATGTGGTAGGGAAAGACCAGTAAAAGAGAAAAAACCTGTATTTAAAAATGATAGACAAAGAGATATATGGGAAAAACTTCAAGAAGGTAGACGTAGAAATGCTAAAAATAATGAGGTTAAATTAGAAGATATAATAAACTATTGTGAGTTTGGTGGGAGAAGTTATATTCCGATTGAAGAAATAAAAAAGTGGACTATTTGGAGAATAATAAATTGCTATAGTTCGATAATGGGAATTAGTACTTATAATGATCATTTTAGAATCTATTTAGTTAGTGGTGAAAAATCATTAATTGAAAATAAACATTGGACTGATTTATTAAAGTTAAATTATCAATATAAAGAATAGATGTAAGGATTGGATTTCTATTATCTACTCTTTTTATTAAACAAAAATAATTAAAGGAGGAATTTATAATATGCTATATGGTATTAAAGATGCGGCCAATCTTCATGTATATGAACAAGTTGCTGGTGGTGGATTAAAACCAGTTCTTTATGCTGATTACGCCAAAACAAGTTCAATAGATTTTACTGCTGATTCCGTTTATGCTTACAATAAGACTACAAAAGCTATTAGATGGGATAAACAGAGAGAGGGTACATTTAAGACAGAGATGGAAGTTTTTGAACTTAAATGGTTATCTTTGCTCTTCGGAACAACTATGTCTAATAAAACTATGCCTGTAGCAAAACGTGAAGTTTTAAATGTTCAAGCCGGTGGTGGAGGTGCATCATTAACTGAACTTCCCAAAGCTGGTAGTCTAGTTATTTTTAAATTAAATAGTGATGGTATTACCCATGACGCTGAACAAACAGCAGGAACTCCAGCAAGTGCTGAAGATAAGTATTCTATAACAGATAAAGCCTTAACTTTTAATCCGACTACATTTTCAACCGCAGGAAAAGTAGTATGTTATTATATGTTAGAAGGAACTCATAATACATTTACCGTTGATAATGTAAGTTTCCCTGGTGGTTATACTATTTATGCTGATAGTGCTGTTCGTGGAACAAATCAGGTTGATACATTTGTACAGTATCAATTATTAAATGTTAAGCCAAAATCTAATGTATCTCTTACTATGGACGCAGATAACGTAGCAAGATTATCGATTGAATGGGATATTCTCGCTGATTCAACTGGTGATATGATGCATTATGTAGAAGTTTAATTATAGTTTTTATAGGAGGTTATGTCTTTACATAATCTCCTATAATTTAAAAGAGGTGATTCCGAAATGATGAAATACAATGAAGTTAAATTAACTTATACTTGTCCTGCCGCCCCACCCCCTGGTCTTTATATGGATAGAATCTACACCATAGGTAAAGATAAAAAAGGTTTTTATTTTACAGATGGTAATTATATGGAACATGTTAAAGACTCGGATATCTGGTATATTCAAATGCTTTTTTCTCCCCAAAATTGCGATTGGGTTGATGTAGATTTTTCAGAAGAAAAGGAAATGGTAAAAGAAACAATAAAAGAAACAATGAAAACATTTGACAAAATTATTCCACAAAAATAATCACATGGGTAGATACATTCCTACAGTATCTACCCTATTTTATTAACCTTTCAACTATCACTCAAATAACAATCAAATCAAATCAAATCAACTATCATTCAACCAATCAAATCAACCAACTAACTAACCAATCAATCAACCAACCACTCAAAACAACATAAATCCATAAATCAAAAGGAGGCAAATAAAATGAACGTACAAACAAACTCTTGGATTTTCCAAGATAATGTAACAACTACAGGTAATGGAGTAACTTTTAAAACAGGTAGAAACAATCAAATGGCGGTTTATATTATTAGTTCGGCTAATTATACTGTACATTTTGAAGGTTGTGATGGTTCATCTACACCTAATTGGTTTCCTATTCCTGCTGTTAAATTACCAGAATTAACAATTGCTACATCTGTCACAGGTAATGCCAATCAGGTTTTCGTCATAGATTTAGCACATTTTGCAGGAGTAAGATGTCGAGTATCTGCCGTTAGTGGAGGAACATTAAAAATTACAGGTCGTGTAGTTGATGTAGGAGCAAGTTTAATAACCAATATCCCTACTAATCTAAACGCAACCATAACTACTCCCATTCAAACTGCACTTCTTCATGGTACATCTACTTCTATAGGAACAACTTCAACATTAATAGATTCAACTAAAAATTTTGAATTAGATTCGCTTAACACAAAAACAATAAAATTCAGTGTAGATAACACTGA